ACAATGGGGCAGAAACCTCACAAAATACCAGCAGGTTCAGTTGCCTGGTGGTATTGTTATCAATGGACAGCAGATATTACAGGACGCACAAGCAGAATTACAGACTTTAAAAGATAGATTTGCAATGGATTGGGCAGATCCAGTTCTTGATATGGTAGGGTAAATGCCACATACTTCTAGTTTCTTTTCCAACACTACTGGTTATTCACCAGAACAAGAGTTAGTTGACGATCTGACAAGAGAACAAATCAAGATTTATGGTCTTGACATATTTTATATGCCTCGTAAGCATTTGAATCTGGACAAACTTTTACACGAAGGAAGCAAGAGTACCTTTGAACTCGCTCTTCCAATGCCTGTGTATGTGAAGTCATTCTCTGGTTACCAGAATGGAATGGAACTTCTCACTAAGTTTGGTGTTAGGAACTCTGATGAAGTCAACCTGGTGATGTCAAGGTCTGAATTCATCACAAGTTATGCACCCTATATCAAGAGTTATTATGACGCGATTGAGGAGACATCAGATTACACAGATGAATTAGATAAGAACATTGGACACACAGCGGCAAGACCTAAGGAAGGTGACTTAGTTTACTTCCCTTTTGATGATGGAATCTTTGAAATCAAGTATGTGATGTTTGATCAACCCTTCTTTCAGTTAGGTAAAGGGTATGTGTTTGAACTGCAGTGTGAGAAGTTTGAGTACTCTGGTGAGTCTTTCTCCACTGGTTATTCAGAGGTTGACGACTTGCAAGAGAAACCTGACTACTACAGGTTAGAGATGTCCATGGACAGAGGTGGTTACCTATCCTTTGATAAGCAGGAAGATGTTGCCATCTATCAATACAATGAGGTTGGTGAGTTGCCACTCTTCAATGAAGATGGAACACCTAACATGGCAGAAATCAATCGATTAAAGATTGAACATCAGTTATATAAGGATCCTGGATTCATTGAAAGAATTCCTTTTGTCACTGCAACAGTGATGGAATGGAATGTAAGGAATCAGAAACTGATTCTGGGTGATGTAAGTGACGTTGATCCCGATAGACTCAACAGAGAAACAGGTAACATTGAGGACAATAAGTTTGATAATGTAATCATTATTGGACAGACAAGTGGAGCGGTTTATATCTCTAATGAAGCTAAGACAAGAGACACTGCATTCAATGATGACATCACAATACAAGAAGAGTTCAATGAGATAAAGATTCTTGATATTGGTGATGAGAACCCCTTTGGTTTCATCTAGGACTAAATAAGGTTGTAGATAAACTTTTGTAATGTTAGGAAAATATCATTATCACCAGATTTTCAGAAAGAGTATAATTGCGTTTGGTACGCTGTTTAATAACATTGTTATCAAGCGTAAAGATTCTAAAAGGAAGGATGGTGCACTAGAGTCACTAAAGGTTCCCATTAAATACGGACCGACTCAGAAGTACTTGGCAATGATTGCTGCCGAGCCAACTCCTGAGAGGCAGTCCACTCAGATCACTCTACCAAGAATGTCATTTGAGATTACTGGACTTCATTATGATGGCTCTAGGAAACTGGTACCAACACAGATGGCAAGGATTGCTCCTCCATCAGGTAAGGATGGTGATGGAAAACCAGTGCAGTATGCACAGTACATGCCTGTTCCATACAACCTTGACATCTCAATGGCTATCATCTCTAAGAATCAGGATGATGGACTACAGATTCTAGAACAGATTCTTCCACACTTCCACCCTTCGTTGAATGTATCCATTGAGGTGATTGATGAAACCAAAGAGGAACGCGACATTGCAGTTGTCCTTAACGGCGTGGGTTATACTGATGATTATGAGGGTGATTATTCACAGAGAAGAACACTCATCTGGACACTGAATTTTACAGTGAAGACTTATCTCTTTGGTCCTGTGGATGCAGCAAGGGATATTCGTAAGGTCACTCTGGATTACAGATCTGACACAGTTAGGCGTCCTGCAGAACTTCGTTACTCTGCTGAGGTGGCATCAACTGATACACCTCCAATTCCAAGAGATGAGATCAATCCAGCAAGTGATGCGTACACTGCCGTTGAAGCATTTGAGGACATTTACAGTAATGATCAAGATTTCTTTGGGCTTGGATAATGAGTAACTTTGAATCATTGGACAACACTTTTGGTATTACTCCTGCTGAGGTTGTAAAACCAATCAAGAAAGAGAGACCAAAGATTGTTATTTCAGATAAGAAAGATGATGCAGAGAAAGACTACCAGTATGCAAGAGGTGAACTTTACTCCCTTATTGAGAAGATGGCGGAGGCGGTGGATGGCGCCCTTGAGGTTGCTCAGGAATCAGACCATCCCCGCGCATATGAGGTGGCTCTCAATGGAGCGAAGAATGCTGCGGAGGTGGTTGAGAAACTTCAAGACCTCCACAAGAAGATGAAGGATGTTGAGATTGAAGAGGTGAAGGTTGCAACCAGCAACACCCAGAATAACATCTACATGACAGGTTCCACTGCCGATCTTATGAAATTGATTAAGGAAGGCAGCAAAGATAAATAACTAAAAATCAGATAGATGAAGACTTACGGCGAGTTTATTACAGAGAGAGCTGGTGGACCTGCATCACCAAAAGGTAGAGCTCAGGCTGCGAAAGCTGGTGCACAGAATCAACAGAACAGAAACAAGAAGCCTGGAGCTTTAGTTCCTGTAAAGACTGGACCTAATACAGGTGGAAATCAGAAAGAGAACCTTGGTAAGAGACCGACACCTCAGTCCAGACCTCAAGGTGTTAGTGGATTCAAGAGACCTACAACAGCAAGAACTGGACAGAGAGCTAATGCACTTGAGAGATACAGAGAGAAAAGTAATAAAACAGGATTCAAAGCAGGAGTGAAGCAAGCTCTAGGTGGTGATCTTCGTAGTAAAGATGCATCAACAAGAAGAAAGGCACAGCATGAATTTGGTAAGAAGTTGCCTGGTCGAGTTGTAAGCGGAGCTAATGCAGTTCGTAAGTTTATAAGCAAAGGTAATGTTGCTGGATCTTCTGGGTCAGTTGGTGCAGAGATTGCGCAGGGTGAGACAATCACTAAAGGCAACGCCTAATAAATAACTTTGTGGAATAACTGCTAAAATGAGCAACGAAGAACTAAGACAACAACTTAAAGGTATTCAATCAGCATATGATTCTGAGTACGATGTAGTTGAAAGTGTAGCTCAGGAAGGTTTGTCTTCACTGAAGTCCAAGATTGGAAAGATGGACATTCAGTTTGAGAGTAAGAAACCTACTCCTACTGAACGTCCACAAGCCAAGTTCACACACTTGGACATTGCTGACAGAGCAACTGCAACTTATAAAGAGAAGATTAATCCTGGTGTTTATAAAGCAGATGATGTTGAGCAACCCATCACTCACTCAACTCGTACCAGTATGAGAGCAATGGCATCAAGCCTTGCAGGTATGAGAAGCAGTGGTAACGCTGGTAAGATGACTCAGAGTACTCCTAATGGTAATGGTGACCTGGGACAATACACGAGTCCTGCTAATAATAATGATGGCGACTTAGGTAATAATACAGGTTATGGACAGTACTATTCGTTGACAACTAACATGTCAATGGAAGAGTATCAAGAGCACATCAACAGTAAGTTCACAAAGGAAGTTGAAGCTTCACCACTTGTTGAAACTATCTGTAGTACTTGTGGTTGTAGTCCTTGTGAGTGTGAGGTTGACGAACCACTTGCACAACTCAAAGAGAGTCTGTTGCAACTTGAAGACTCTGCTTGGCAGTCCATTGACTTGGTGATGCGTGAGGAAGCAAATGAACTGGGTGTCACACCTAAGGAACTTCATAAGTTCTTCAAGCAAGAGACTGGTTTGATTCCTGATGACTGGTTGAAGGAGAACAGAGAGGTTCAACTCTTTGGATTTATGCCTCTTGATGAGGCAACTGCAATCAATAAGGTTGGACAGGTTTATGATGTCACTTGTATGTGGCGTGGTAATACGATGAGATTGAAGTTCTTCTGGCCTCAGTTAGGACTCTGTTCTAAGGATGAGTGTCAGAACGCTTGTGAGATGTTCTATCCTGGTTCCAGACTCATTGCTCATTACCCTTGTAAGGATGAGCCTGATAACTACATGGTTATTGTACCACCTATCAAAGAGTCTTGTGAGTTTGTACCTGAAGATACTTGGGTACAGTTGGATGAGGTTGATGATGCTTTCTATAATTACATCTGTGAAGAGGTTGGAGAACCTCTAACACCTTTAGTGTATCATGAAGATGATGATTCATTCCACATGGTTGTGGAGAATCATGATACAGGCGAAGAGGATTTGATTATCGCAGAAGCAGGTGGACTTCACGCTTGGTTCTCTAAGTCTAAGTCAAAGGATGGTAAACCTGGTTGGGTACAATCAGATGGTTCTACCTGTGCACGTAAGCCAGGACAAACATCAGCACCTAAGTGTTATTCATCACAGAGACTTGCTTCTCTGAAGAGTTCAGCTAAAGGTAAGAAACTTATCAAATCTGCTGATGCACGTAAGAAGAGTCAAGATTCTGGACAATCTTCTAAGACTGGTGCAGCTAAGCCT